ATATATATACTATATATAATAATATAATATATAATTAAGAGTATAAGTATATGAAATAGGGGTATGGGGGAAGAACAAAAAAGCGATGCTATTTGCACCGCCCATGATTAACTTAGTGAATTGATTAAAAAAGTTTGTTGGCTTGCGTTATTCGATTGCATCTATTTTAAACATACGTTTAACCGTATTGCTTTCGTCTTTTATTAGTCGTTGTAGTATTTCCAATTCCCCGGCAGGAATAGACACGTAAAAGATTCCCTCTTTTTCTAAATCTTCTAAATAAGCTACCTTTGAATCATTGATTACAGAACTATATTGCAAAAGTGTTGCAATACGTACCTTTTGAGTGGTACACTTTATTTTTTTTGATTTAACCGTAGTGGTATGGTAGGTTGTAGGTTTGTAATTAGCCATAATAGAGGCTACATCATCACTACTATCTCCCGGATTAAAAGTGTGACCACAAGATAAGCAAGTTAAAACTATCTTGTTGCTATTATGCAAACCAGCAATTAGACCCAATCCACCAGTCATAATAGCACCAAGTACCCCTTTTTTGATACTGTACCCTTTCTTGTTGGCGTGTACTTGTGTTGAGCCACATTTAGGACAATGTATTTCCATATTTATGCGTAGTTTTATAAATCGTTTATGGCTTCTTGTGTTGCTTCGTGTTTCGCTTTTCCTTTTTTTAGGTCAAGTTCCATATCTTTAAATGTAGCGTAGCACCATTTTGAATTTTCGGCATTTAAGAATAGCTCTATCTTGTTTCCATCAGACAGCCAATAATATTTATCCATGAACTGATTAGGTCTATAGCTCCAAGCTCCGTATGCAGCAATGAACGTCTTTCTTAATTTGTTTGCATACTCTGGCTTTGCCATTATGGATATGGAGTAAATAGAATCATTATATGTTTTCAGAAAAATAAAATTCAGTTTTATATCCGTTCCGATAGTGAGTAGAGTGCTATCCTTTACAGAGTAAGTGTATGCTTCATCCTTTGATACCTCTACTTTGTCTGAATACTTAGATATGTGTTCTCCTAATATAAAACATTTGAATCCCCCTTTTTCATTGAGGTAATTTGAAGTACCTTTTTGGGCAAAAGAGTTTCCTGTTATCAAAGCTATCAGGCAAAGCATTAAGAAAGTTTTCATAAGCGTGTATTTTACAGGTTGATACTTAGCAAGCTACTGTATATACACACGAAAGCGTGGGATTACTCCGAGGATTAAGAGGTACGACCAAGCACCCAACAGCCCATACAAGAGTAATGCCCACGCAAAGCGCAGGCATTAGCAAATTGTCTGAGGGCTGTTTTGAAATTTGGTCGTTTTCTTAATCCCTACAACAATAGCCAATGCTATTTAGCAATATTTTAAATCTACTGCAAATATAATGTATTGTTTGTTATAAAAATAGTCTTGTTATGTTATAATTGTGATAACGTGGGAAAAATAAAGGCTACCCTCATTATGGATAGCCTTTATCATTTTGCTCTTCAAACATTCGTCCGAATCCTGTAAGTAGCCATTTGGCACTTACTCCATATTCCTTAACCATAGGGTGTAGCCAAGATAGCTGAAACCATCCACGCTCCATGTCTTTTCTTTGTGCAATAAAGTTTCTTCTATCTATGTTGTTAAGCCTACAGTATGTGTTTACACCTCTGATTTTTTTCATGGCTATAATGGCATCCAGCGCACTATAAAACCGTTCCATTATCTGTTTGCTTATGGTGGTGTTCATTGCAATGCGTTATACTTCAAATTGTCTATATCAGCTTTCAGTAGCTCCAGTTCACCTGTAGACTCATTGGTTATTTTCGCTGTAGTAATAGCATTGGCTATTTCCTTTTGTGCCATCAACGCTTTCTCTGAGTTTACCCGGTTAATTGCTATAGCTTCTTTGTAGAGGTCTATCACCATTCTATAATACTTTTCCATATTAATATTTTTTTTGCTTTAAACCAAACACTATACGGCATTGGCACATTTGGCAGGATTCACCGTTTGGGCATTTCCCTTTTTAAGTTCTTCTATTTCGGCTTGCAATTTACCTACTAATCTGTTTAATTTCTCTATTTCTATTTCTTTTTCAGCCAACATACCATAAGGAGCAATCAACTTATCATTCATCATCTTTACTATTTGTCTGGAAAAGGCATCGGCTCCAGCTAACATAAATTCCTCTGGACTTACATCCTTAAGTGTTGTATTCTTTTTAGGTGATATATCCAAATAATACTCCGAAATATCACCGAATTTAGACTGCAATATATCCAATTTGTCTTGTGGAATTGGTTTTATCCCGTTTTCAATATTAGAAATAAAGTTCTGTTTACATGAAAATAGCTCAGCTATTTCAGCCTGAGTTATTTTTTTATCCGTCCTAAACCTCTTTAAATCAAACTGTTGCATACGTATAAGATATTTTATATAGAAAATATATCCAAATTATTTTGTTATATCCGAATATATAGCCTATATTTGTGACGTTATTAAATCAATGACGTTACAAATATAATTAAAAAGCGTGTTTGTGAAACATATAAATTGGATAAAATGAAAAAAGTGACAGAAAAAGACTATCAGTCTTTTATTCAGATTTACAAGGGATTACCAGAAAGAAATGTTGTAAAAGCCCCAAAGACAGAGTTTGTAGAAGAAATAGCAGCTCTGTGTATGTGTAGCACTAAGACGGTGCGTATGTGGATTCATGGCGTACAAAAGCCTGATGCTCTCAAACAGAAGATGATTAGTGATAAATTGGGCATACCAGCCGATGTTTTATTCCCTGTAGCAGAATGAAAGCGATAGAGTTCTACACAACTCCAGAGGGTGAGGTTACTATGCGCCCGGTCGGAGAAGCCGAAAGGCAGTTAAAAGAAACTGATACCGAATTTATTCAGGCTTTCTTGTCTATACTAAGGGAGTTTTATCCAGAATCATACGATGCACTTATGGATAGATACTCCAAAAATTCAAATAACAAGAGATACCGGGATTTTATAGCGGTTCGCAGATTCATTAAATGCAATTTCGGTTTATATGACAATATGATTGATGTAGATGAGAATTGGAATTTCAATTTTGAATTTGTCGGTTGCCCGTTACGTGGCGAATGCAAGTACGATAAGGTTATTTGCTCGCCAAAATTCAACTCTAAGTTATCTGATAGGCAAATAGAGGTTATGCGGATGCTCTATGATGGAAAAAGCGATTCTGAAATAGCAGAAAAGCTGTTTATCTCTCTTAATACCGTAAACAACCACCGGAAAAATAGCTTTCGCAAAGTGGGTGTACACTCAATGCCAGAGTTTATGCGGTATGCTATGGCTAACAATCTTTTCAAATAATAAAAGCAACACCGATTATGGAAAAGGAGACATTATCTAATCTAATCCAATGTAGCGTATCGCTTCTTATTGGTATCATTGCCCTCGTTGGAGCTGTGTTTTTCAATGCTGGATTCCACTACTTTACATCCCTTGGATGCTTTATTTTGGCATGGGTGTTCTATACCGACAATGAGTATGGAATAGTAAGCGTGAGGCAATATCTAAGAAACCGAAATAAAAAGGCTTAATCATGGCATTTACTTTAGAACTATACGAAATAAAAAATCTATGTATGGAAATGGCAGCTTTGGGTGCGGCTAATTATGTTAGACAGACCACACCAGCGAAAGACCTTATTTCCCAACGGGAAGCATATAGGGAGTTTCAAGAATGCCGAGTTAAGCGTTGGGTCAAGGATGGAATTATTTCCAAGACAAGAGGCGGTAATTCTATACGTTCCAAGGTGCTTTATTCACGTGCCGAATTGTTGGCGGTTGACAAATCAGAAAAAATAAATATCCTAATCAATAAATGATATGCGTACAATTAAATTAAAATCATTATCCTTGGTGAACTTCAAGGGCATTAGAAATCTCACTCTTAATTTCTCCGATAAGGAAACTTTGGTATGTGGAGAAAATGGGACAGGAAAAACAACCGTGTTTGATGCTTTTTTATGGTTGCTTTTCGGTAAAGACAGTACAGGACGCTCAGATAGCAATTTCAACATCAAAACATTGGATGATAAAGGAATGCCTATACTGCATTTAGAACACTCTGTAACTGGAATCTTAAATATTAATGGCATGGATGTTAAACTACAACGTAACTATGTGGAGGTATGGGTAAAGCCAAGGGGGACTACAGAGGAAACGTTGAAGAATCATGCTACAGAGTTCTATTTGAACGATGTTAAACTATCCACTAAAAAAGAATATGATAGCGAGGTATCGGCTATTATTTCAGAAGATGTTTTCAGAATGATTACCAATCCTTTCTATTTCCCGTCGTTAAAACCAGAGGCCCAGAAAGAAATACTCTTGGATATAGTGGGAACTGTAACTGACCAAGAAGTAGCCAATTTGAATCCTGAATACTCAAACTTGTTGGCTCAGTTATCCGGGCGTACCATTGCACAGTATGCTAAAGAAGTATCTGCAAAGAAAAAGGCTTGTAAAGATGAACTGGCTGTTATACCATCACAAATTGAAACGGCTCAGAAACTTATGCCAGAGGAAGAGGATTGGGTTGCCATTGATAGTGAGATTGCGCATAAGAACGCCCGTATTCAGAAAATAGAGGAACAAATTACAGACAAATCAAAGCTGAATGAGCAGGAATACCAACGTAAGGCAAATATCCAAAAACAAATTGGAGAAAAACGCTTGCAACTCACCAATAGGGAAAACGCCATCCATGCAGAAGCGAATAAAGGGCGTAATGAGGCTTCTTTGAAGTTGAATAGGTTAGAGTATGCTTTGCGTGGTGAAACGGATAATCTGAACCGTAAAAAGTCTGTAGTGGCTTCATTAGATAGGGATATGGAAGCCATTAACACCAAACTATCTGCTTTGCGTGGTGAATTTGCTTCAATCACTACTGAGGAATTGACCTACAATGAGGGCGAATTTATTTGCCCTACTTGTAAACGCCCGTTGGATATTGAGGACATCGAAGCCAAACAAAAAGAAATGCAATCCAACTTCAACGCAAACAAGGCGGCACGTCTGAAAGCCAACAAAGAGGCTGGAATGGCTAAAAAACAACGTCTTGAAGAAATGCAAGCGAGTAAAGACCGTACCAATGCTGAAATAGTGGAACTGGAGCAAAAGATAGAGCGTATCAATGCCGATATTCAGCAAGCAAAGGCTTCTATCCCCGAAGTTCAGAACGTGGAAGCAATGGTAACGTCCGACCAAACTTGCATTGACATTAAGAACGAAATTGTAGAACTGGAAAATCAACTTAAAGTAGACGCTAAGATAGTGGATGTGTCGGAACTGCAATCGGAGAAAAGAGCTTTGAATGAAGCTATACAAGCCTTGTACAAGCGTTCGGCTAACCGTGAACAAATCGGAAGAGCTGAAAAGGAAATCGCTTCTTTGGAAGAAAAACGAATTGCTAATAATCAAAAACTGGCTGATTTGGAGAAATGGGAATTTACGGCTTTGCAATTCCAGAAAGATAAGGATGCCGAACTGTTGAAGCGCATTAATGGGCTATTCTCATACGTATCTTTCTCTTTTGTAGATGCTCAGTTGAATGGCGGTGAAAAGCTAACATGTGTATGTACGGTGAATGGCACTCCTTTCCCAGACGTGAATAATGCCGGAAGAGTGAATGCCGGAATAGACATAATCAATGCTATTTGTAATGCTAAGGGTGTTTCAGCTCCTATTTTCTTGGATAACAGAGAATCAGTAAACAATATCATACCTACAGTTTCTCAGATTATAAATCTGTGTGTAAGTGGTGATAAATCATTAACTATTAAATAATATGCAACATGGGATTTTTCAGTAAAGACAATCAAAAAGGTAGAGATAAAGCGTTTGAAACGCTTATCTCTGAGTTCACAGAGAATACTAAGACTATGGTGGAACAGGATAATAAGCGAAAGAAAGCGGTTATTCTGATTGCTGTAGAAGAAAATGAGGATGGTAGCAATGCGCACGTGGATATAGTGGCAGCAGGTACGGAAGAGAAATTGATATATGGACTATCAACTTTTGCTGAAAAGCCGGGAACACATGAGTTGTTCAATAAGGCTGTGGATTTTATAAGTTTTATTTCATTCTCTAAAATATTCGGTAAATGACACAACAAGGTACAGCAGCAGTCGTAACGGCTGCAAACGGACAGGTTGCCAAGCAATCTAAGCCCGTAGATTTATTGAAAAGTATGCTTAATGCTGATAGTGTACAAGAGCAGTTTAAGAATGCTCTTGGAAAGAACGCTTCTACTTTCGTAGCCTCAGTGATTGACCTGTATAATGGGGATAGTAACCTACAGCAATGTCAACCGAAGCAAGTTGTAATGGAAGCGTTGAAAGCTGCGGTGCTACATTTACCCATAAATAAGGCTCTTGGATATGCGTTCATTATCCCATTCAAGAACTCTAAAAAAATCCAAGATTGTGACGAAAAGGGTCAACCTAAAATTGATAGCCAAGGAAAGCCTATTGAAAAGTGGGTCAAGGTGTATGAGCCTGTTTTCCAAATGGGTTACAAAGGATATATCCAACTTGCAATGCGTACCGGACAATATCGTACAATCAATGCGGATGTAGTTTATGAGGGTGAGCTAAGAAAGGTAAACAAGCTGACTGGAGAAATAGCATTTGACGGTGAAAAGACAAGTGATAAGGTTGTAGGGTACTTCTGCTATTTTGAATTGATGAATGGCTTTAGTAAAACTCTATACATGACGGTTGACCAAATGGCAAATCACGCAAAGAGATACAGCAAGGCTATTGCGAGCGATAAGGACGTAACAGTGGATAAGCTGTTGAATCTATCCAACTTGCCTGTTGCGCCGGATAGTAAGGTTGTAGGATGGATGGGGAACTTTCACGGTATGGCTATAAAGACAGTGATACGTAATTTACTTGGTAAATATGGTTTCCTTTCCGTTGAAATGGAGAAAGCCATCACGAATGACTACGAGGGTGAGGATGGCACTACACAGCGTGATAATATAACACAGGATTTTGCAAACAAGCAGATGATTGATGCTGAGGATGCTAACTACGAAGAAGTGTCACAAACAGGCGGTGAAACGCCTAATATAGACCCCGGATATTAATATGAAACTGATAGTGTTAGGCAGTTCATCAAGTGGCAATTGCTATATTCTTGATAACGGGAATGAGGCTTTGATAATAGAGGCTGGAATACGTTTCCAAGAAGTAAAAAAAGCTCTTGATTTCAACATACGCAAAGTGGTTGGCTGCCTAATCACTCACCAACACAATGACCATGCAAAGTATATCAAGAATATGGTAGATAACGGATTTTACACATTGGCACTACCAGAGGTTTGGGCTGCAAAGAATATATGTGATTCCCGCTCAATTTCCATAGAGCCGGGGAAAGGCTACAAGCTCGGTAACTTCAAAGTCTTGCCTTTCTATGCGTGCCATGATGTACCGTGCGTTGGTTATTTGATTAACCACCCCGTATGTGGAAAAATCATGTTCCTAACTGATAGTTGTATGTGTGAATATCAGTTCAAAGGGTTAAATCATGTGTTGGTAGAGTGTAACTACTCTGATAAAGCTCTTATTGATGCGATTAATTCTGGACGCACACTGCCATCACAGCGTGAACGTCTTATGACATCACACATGGAGCTAAACACGTGCAAGGAATTTCTTGCTTCTAACGACCTTTCCAAAGTGTCTGAGATAGTTATACTACACCTTTCGGAAAATAACGCTGATGAGCCTATGATGGTGTCAGAATTGGAAAGAAAGACTGGTAAAGTTGTGTACGTGGCAAGACCCAAAATGATGATTGATTTAGACAGGATGTAGATATGGCTAAACTCCAAGTTGAAAAGAGAAATGGGCTATTTGATTTAAAGCCTCTATATGAGTGGATGAGACAAGCAATTGATGGCATCTACGGAATAGAAGTTAAAAAATTCAGAAAACCACGCTCTTTAGACCAAAACGGTTGGTTGTTTGGGTGCATATATCCTATGTTATTGGATGCTCTTTTAGATGCTGGATGGGATTTTGTAACCGTTGAACAGGTGCATGAGTTCTTTAAGGCTCAAATGACAGTGGATAAAGTGGTAAACAAGCATACAGGTGAGATTATAACTTTCCCCGCTTCTACTGCCATGATGGACACTGTTACTTTTTCAACCTATTGCGAGAAGTTGAGAGAGTACGCTAAGGAGTATTTGAATATTGATATACCGGACCCGGATAAAGATTGGAGAAGCCATGAAAAGAATACCTAACAGCGTGGTATCTGAGCTGATACGCTTAGTGCCCATTTTGATAGCAAATATTCCACCCGGACAAAGTACGAGAGTGGATAATGCAATAAGACTAACAAAAAGAATTATTAACAAATTAAAAACATTGAAAGATGAAAGTAGAAATTGAAGAAAGCAAGTTGCAAACAGCTTATGCAAACGCTTGTGGTGGAGTTAAGGACTTTATGGAAAGCCTGTTTGGAAAGAAGATATTTGAGACTGCAAAACCTACGTTGGATGATTATGAGACTATCCGCACGTATGAGGATGCTTGTGTAGCGTTAAAGCAAGATGCAATAAGAGTGGAAAGCGTGAATGGAGATACTGCCACAGTTTTAACCAATGGAGGTGATAGGGTAGATATGCCATCCCATATTGTTGCTCTTATGAAGTTGGAAACTATCAGCCGTGCTTTGTGGGGTAAGAACTTCCAGCCACAACCGGATGCTGAGGGAAGCAAAATATATTGGTATCCGTGGTTTGCTTTATACACCAAAGATGAGATTGAACGTATGGATGATGAGGATAAAGGTGCTCTGTTGTCTGCGTCTGCGCATAATGGTGCGAATGCGGGTTTCGGTTTTCTGCGTACGGATATTCGTTCCTCGTATGCGTATGCGTACCTTGGGTTCCGCTTGTGCCAAGAAACAAGCGAAAAAGCTAAGTACTTTGGGCAAAAATTCATCAAGTTGTGGGCTGAATATTTACAATTCAATTTCACTACAGGAAATTTTTTGGAATAGAAGTGTGTTTATTGAACATAGTATTAACTAAAATTAATTGAGTAATGAAAGACATTATGTTAGCTGACACCCCGATTGAACAGCGGGAGCAGATTCTACGTGATAGTTGCGACCAGATTGTAGAGCGTAGCTATACACAGAAGTTCGACCAAGAAGAAATCAATGAGCGTAGAGCAGACCTTGTATCAGCTTCTATTCGTGTTGCGGACTTGGAACAAGAACTTGCTGAAATCCGGGCTGATTACAAAGGGAAAATCAAACCACTTCAAGAGCGAATATCAAAGCTCCGTGATGAACTGAAAGCAGGTGGAGAGTACGTAAAGGGTGATTGCTTCAAATTCGTTGACGAAGATGAGAAGATGGTAGGTTTCTACACTCCTACTGGCTACCTGTTAGAACAACGTGCAATGACACAAGAAGAAAGACAGCGTAATGTGTTCCGTGCTATCAGAAATGAAAAAACAGGAACAGATGATTAATTATTAACTTCAAAAACATTTTTAAAATGGAAGATTCAAAAGAAAAAGGCTTAACCGTGAATATCGGTGAGTACAAAGGTGAAAAACCTATCGAAGTAGTTTACAGAATTGGTAGTGCTCCTAAAGCACCGCAACCTCTTGAAATCAAAGAACCAGAAGATATTTCAATGTCTGGTGTTATTTCCACTCCATTTGATTGGCTGGAAAAGCGTATTGATACAATCGACCAAAAGCGTGCAAACGTTAAGGTTGACCGTGAGAAGATGAGTATTGTCCTCACTATTAATGAGGATGATTATTACACTAAGAACACTTTCACAGGTAAGGTTGAGTTTTCCGAAATATTTGAAAAGTTCGGTATCAATGATGGTGAAAAGGGGTGGATTCCGGCTAAACTGGGGCAGTTTATGCGCCTTAATAGGGTTGTATTTGAGGACAAGGAAAAATGTATGAAACTCGTTTCTTCCCTTAAAAACTTCACTGCAAAAGTACAGGCTGAAATACAGAAAATGCGTGATTCATCGGGAAGCACCGCTGATGTTTACAGACAGACTGTAGAAAGTACGTTGGATAAGAGCTTTACAGTTAGTATTCCAATTTTTAAAGGTACAGAACCTCAGATTATCGAAGTTGAATTTGATAATTACGTAATGAATGGTGAAGTTGTTCTGCAACTTGTTTCTCCCGGTGCAAACGAGGTAGCCGAAAACTACAAAAACAAGTGCTTGGATGAAGTTCTTGACAACATTCGCAGCATTGCTCCAGACATTGCTATTATTGAAATCTAAGGACTTTTAATGTGGATGGGTAGAAATACCCATCCACTTATAAAAACTCATTCATGGTGAAGAAAAACGCTATTCAGACAATGCTTTTTGATACCGAATATTGGCTTACCAATTCAGCGATAAAGGCACTTGCACCCGAATTAAAGGGGGTATGGATAGATATGATGTGTTATATGTGGGTGAGTTGTGAACGTGGGGTTATGTTGAAGCCAAACGGAGAAATCTATTCAAAAGGTGAAATAGCCCGTTTGTTGAGCATTAATTGTAAGTTGATAGATAGATTGGTAGAATGTGGTGTGTGTTCTTTGCGGAATGATGGGGCTTATTACTGTAGGGCAATGGTAAGGAATGAGGCTATACGGATTAAGAGACAGACAGCCGGAAAGAAAGGGGGTAATATGACAAAGGCAAAAGTTTTCACTACTACACCTCCTGTTGTTCTTGTTATTCCAGAGCGACCAGAAGAAACGAAACCTATCGGACAACAAGCTGAACTATTCCCACCGGAAGATATTGGAAGCCCACCACCATTAACGCCCGAACAGCAGAAAAAAGCTGAAAAGGTTAAGAAATACAAGTATGCTGATTCTGTTACCCTTACACGTGATGAATATGCCAAATTATGTGCTGAATATTCAGAGGAAGCGGCAAAAGAAATGATTGTCATTCTTGATAATTACAAGGGTTCAAAAGGCAAAAAGTATAAATCAGATTACAAGGCTATCCTTACTTGGGTAGTCGATAAATATAACGAAAAAATTATGAAATATGGAATTAAACGACCAGCCAATGACGGAAGATGTGGCGTTACAAATAATCAAGCAGTTTCAGGACCAGAGGTACAAGCTAACTCAGGAAATGGCGATGGCAGAGATTCAGAAGCACAGAAGGACTACTCTCAAAGGTTTTAAGTATAATCTTGAAGACCCAAACGAGTATCTTATTCATGCCAACATGATTAAGGAGATTGGAAACAGCTTGATGCTTCGTGAGTTCTTGGGATTCCAGATTGACGAAAACAACAAGCAGGTGCTTAAATTCCTCATATACTATTTTAATGGCTGCAAGTTGGCTGAAAAAGTGTTCCCTAAAGAGAACTACAAGATTCATAAAAACTTGCTTCTGATTGGGGAACCGGGTACAGGGAAAACAATGCTCATGCAGATTTTCTCAGATTATCTTAGAGCCACAAGAAACGATAACTACTTTGCTAATATCAGTGCAACACAACTTATGAATTACTACAAGGTAAATGGTCATATAGACAAGTACACGTACAATGAAATGGTTGATAAAAGTGCTTATGACGGTTCGCCATTCAATGTATGTTTGAATGATTTAGGTCTTGTAACTGAGAAGCAAAAAAGTTATGGAACAATTCTTTCGCAAGTAATGGATGAATTTCTGTTTGCTCGCTACGAATTGTACCAGCAACAGGGAAAGCGTTATCACATAACAAGCAACCTCAATGTAAAAGACCTCAAAGAACGATTTGAGGGGCGTTTGGTAGATAGGTTCAAGAGTTTTAATGTCATAGAACTTCATGGAGGAAGTAGAAGAAAATGAGGCTCGTTATAAGAAATAAGTCCAAGCTAATTAGTGCTTTCGGTGAGGGGTACTATAACACTCTCATTGATAGCATAAAGAACTTTACCTATGAGCCTGATAAAACATTTTGGAATGAGGCTCTAAAGATGGAAATGGTAGAAATACCGAGTTCGACGAACCAAAGTGTTTCTTACACTTTCGCTATAGTGAGCGAAAAATGGGATGTGATAATTCTTGCTTTTTATTCAGAAAATAAACCAAGTAAATAAATTAATATGCAACACCAAGTTTTTAAATCAAGCGATACAAATGTATCAAAATTCGTGTTTCAAAAAGATAATGATATAGCTGTAGAAGCTGTATTGTACCGCTACAATTCATATAAGGAAAGAACGGTTATCTGTTGTTCCACACAGTGCGGATGCCCTGTAGGATGCGTTTTCTGTGGCACAGGAAAGTTCTTTGTGCGTAGTCTGTCAGATAACGAGATAGTAGAACAAGTAGAAACGGCTCTGAAATACATTGATTGCGATACAAAGGATATTATAAAGTTCCAGATAATGTTTATGAGTATGGGTGAGCCTTTCTTTAACTACAACAATCTGGATTCTGCCATTATCCGTTTACATGAAATTTACCCTAATGCCCAGCTACTTGTTAGTACATCAGCACCTAAATCAATGGGAAACTGTTTTGCTGATTTTATAGGCTTAAGCAAGATGATAGATAAAGTAGGCATTCAGTTCTCAGTACATGAAAGCAATGATGCTGACAGAAGCTTATTGATACCGACTGCAACAAGTTCTTTGCATTCTATAGGTGCGTTTGGTGAACAATGGGCAAAAGCTACAGGTAGGAAGCCTTTCTTTAATTATTGCGTTCATGGCAACAATTCAAGTTCTAAAAATGTGGATGAGCTTTTGGATAATTTCAATCCTGCTGTGTGGGAGTGTACACTATCTGTAATTTGTGAAAAAGACAACACGATGCAAAATGCCATCAATGAAAAACTTGAATTGATAAAATGCTTTTCTGAAAAGATGGTAAATGCGGGATATTCAATCCGGGTGTTCAATCCAGCGGGTCAAGATGATATTGGCGGTGGATGTGGGCAGCTATGGTATTTTCAAGAATGGCTAAAAGATAAGAAACAATGAAAAAAGTAGAAAAGAAAAAAGTGATACTCACATTATGTAGAGTATTTCCCGTAACACATTCTTTATCAGGAGAAACTACGGGATTTGAGAGTAAATTAAAAGATAATGAGAAGATTCACACTATACGCTATAACGAAAAGGGTGTATGGGATGAACGGTATAAAGGCATTGCATCTGGAAAGAAATATCTATCTGTCCGTGAATGGACTGGAAGACCATACAATTCCGAACAACGGGAATTTGCCAGATATGATAAAATAGGATTGCAACATATCACAATGACCTATGGAAGTGAAGATGCCTATCCTCAGATATGGATTGACAATAAAAAAGTTCCTATTCAGGAAGTAGCTAAAAATGACGGGCTTTCAGTGGATGCCTTTGTGGAATGGTTCTTTGGAAATAGCAAAGAAAACGTGTTTGAGGGTGTAGTTATTCATTTTACAGATTTCAGATATTAGGATATGGATAAGATTTGTGAAAATTGCTCTTTTATGGAGCTGAGAAAGATAAGAGAGGGCGTTAGTGCTTATTGCTGTGTCGCTCACTCAATAGTTAAAGGAGGTACTAAATATCAGGACCCTAAAGGGGTGTTGCCTCATTTCAAGTGTAACTGTGGTAAATTTAATAGCAAGTATGGAAACGAATAGAACCAAGAATACAGACCTTTTTCTTATTGACCCACGAAACATAGTGGTAGTGAATGGATTCAATGTAAGACGTGATTTTGACCTTGACGAACTTAAAGAGCAAATAAAGGCGAAAGGCGTTCTTAACCCTTTGACGGTTATTGCTTTTAAGGATGAAGAGGGTAACGAGAAATACAAGTTGGTAGATGGTGAACGTAGATACCGGGCTACTATGCTTGCTATTGAAGAGGGTGCGGATATTCCTTATGTTAGAGCTATGAAAGCCAGAAAGGATGCCACAACCGAAGAATTATATATCCAGCAGATGATGCGTAATGAGGGTAAGCGTTTCACCGAATACGAGTGTGCTATCATGTTCCGCAAGTTCAAAGAAGAGTTTGGGTATAGCCAAGTAGAGATTGCCGACAAATTCAAGAAAAGCCCGGCTTTCGTCAGCAAATGCCTTTCTCTTTTAGATTTACCGGACTACATACAAGAAAAGATTGTAAATGGTGAATTGTCTGTAAAGGCGGCTAAGGAGATTGCCGCTAACTATGGGAGTGAGAAAGAGCAGGTAAAGGCTGCAAAGTCTGCCGTTGATGATGCCAAAGTGAACGGAAGAAGTACAGCCACCAATAAGGAAGTGCTTAATTCTCTGAAAGATTCCAAAGAGGCTAAAGCTATTGCGGAAGCTATGAGAAAGGTTTGGGCTTACTTGGATGGTGAGGTTATGGTGGATGTTGATAAATTGGCAAAGTTACTTGATAAGACGGAAAGTCTTAGCCAAGCCATGAGGGAATATAAGAAAGGGGGTACAAAATGATAAAACCGATATTATACATGGTGTTTATGCTGGTACTGGTGTTCCTGTGTTCATCCGGTGTATCAGTGCAATTCAAGCCATTTCATGTTTCTTTCTCTCATCCCGTATTTGGTGTTGGGATAGTTCTTATAGCTATAGGAATGGCTTTGTGTTGTGGTAATACTTACTACAAAGGAATGAAAGAAAATGGATATTCCGATGGTTATAAAAAGGGATTTGACAGTGGGGTTGATTATGTCATAGATTGGGCAAAAAAGAAAAAGGAGGCTGATAATGAAACTAAGAAAAGCTAAGAAGCAAATACCTGCGGACTTTCGCAAGAAGATGTATGAGAGTTACAAAGCCAATATGACTTTCTACGGTAAACCGATAAGCTCATATAAGCAGTGGCTCAAAGACGTGTTTAATACCAAGATAGCATGGAAACGCTAATGTTTGATGTTATGCTCAACGGGCATTTTGTATGCACGCTGCGTTACAAATATTGCCCATTATTCCCTATAGAAGAAAGGGCTTTGTATGACTTCGTTATAAGCAAACGCCCGACATTGAGAAATAAACCGTTTAATATTGCTTTTTGATATGAAACCAAGGTTACATTAATTAAAAAAAATAGTTATGCAATTGACACAGAAAGACATTGAGCAAATAAAGAAAGATGCTCACGAAAAAGAAGAGAAAGAACTTGCCGAGAAGCTGGATAAGGCAAATGCTGAGAATACGGGAAAGGTTCATTTCCCGGAGTATTTTGCTAAGAAAAAGAAAAGAATGTCACCGGGATTTATTGAAATGCTGGTGGAAACTGCAAAGTCTGATTTTACCGATGTGGATGATTACGGGGTGTATAAGACCGGAACATTCTTATACAAGTCTGCCATGGTGTCTGTATCTAAGGAAAACGGACTTTGGACGTTGCACATGATGAGCGACAATCCTATAGGTCTGCCACTCATTAAAGAGATACGTTATCATTTTCTGCCTGATAACATTATGATGGTTCAAGTATTTGGCACAAGAGTTGAGGCACATGAATTGAAAGGAATTGTTCTTTATCAACTGCCGACCTCACAAACGGAGGATGAGGAATGATTTACATAGGTATTGATACAGGTGTAAACACAGGGTTCGCTGTCTGGGATAACCGGAAGCGTTCCCTACTCCAAGTAACATCAATGAGCATTCACAAAGCAATGGAACAGGTTGCGATATATAAGGAGAATGCACGGATGAACGGGGTTAAGATGATAGTCAGAGTTGAAGACCCGAGACAAAGAACGTGGTTCGGAACGGAGCGCATGAGCCGTGAAGAGGAACGGAAGAAATTGCAAGGCGTTGGTTCAGTAAAACGTGATGCTTCTATATGGGATGATTATCTCAAAGATTTGGGTGTTGAGTATGAAATGGTAGCGCCGAAAAGGAACGTTACCAAACTCACGCATGAGCGTTTCAAGGCTGTTACTGGATGGAAAGAACGGACAAACGAGCATGGGCGTGATGCTGCTGGTCTTGTTTTTGGATTCTGACAGATATTTTTGCAAGCAAATATGTGTTTATCAAACACATATTTCTTATCTTTGCATTATTAACTAAGTAAATTAAATGTTATGGCATACTTACTTATTGCAATATTTATTTCCGTACTTGTATTCTTTCTTATTGGAGGGAGAGAGGCGGTTGGTGATTGGGTAAATCAATTGTTTCCTAAAGCAACGTTCCAGAAAGGGGATAAGGCGCATATATACCTTAACGGGAAATACAACAGGCTTGCATCTATTAGCAAGGTTGATTCCGGCAACATATATATCTACAACAATTTGTCTTTACCTGTAGATTACAGAGGCAAATTCTATGCCGTTGGTGTGGATTGTAACGATGGAAGCAAGTTGGTTTATGTGAAGATGCGTAAGCATTACCGATTTGTCCGTATGGCAGAGCTTGTCAGAAAGGCTTTCAATATACAGGATGATGAGGAACAACTTTTGCCCGATGATTCCGATATAGTAAATGGTACAGAAGTAACAGAAACGGAGGCTGAGGATGAAGTGTAGCGAAATTACATATAAAAAAGTCTCCGAACTTTCTTTGCTGCCTGAAAATCCACGTACCATAAAGAAAGCAGACTTTGACAGGCTTGTAGATTCCATAAAGATTAACGGCTTTTGGAAACATAGACCGCTTGCTGTTACGGAGCGTAACGGCAAGTTGGTGGTATTAGCAGGAAACCAACGTCTAAAGGCTACAAAGAAGTTGAAACTTAGCGAGGTTCCTGTTATCGTATATTCAGAGCTGACATCGGAAGAAGAAAAGGACATTATTCTTAGGGATAACATCAATAATGGAGAATGGGACAGCAACGCCCTACAGGTTGATGAACTTTGGAAAGATGTTGATTTTGAGTTTATAGGTTTATCTTTCCCAGATGATGAGCCAAAGAAAGGGAAGAAAAAAGCTAAAGAAGAAGATGAAAGCGAGCCTACAGACAACGAAGAGACAGAAGATAATGAAGAATCCAACGAAAAGGAGGATTTTTACCGTTCCATGTTTAAGGATGTTCTTTATGAGAGCGACAATATCTATGAGATACCTAACCTTTTACCGGAAATGCAAGCCGGAAAGTTGGAAATGCCATTTTCTCCGTGGGGTGCTAACAGCAGGTTGCGTAAGGATGTGAATACATATCATTTCTATGTTGATGATTACCGTTTTGAGGCTCTATTTAAAGACCCTATAAAGCTGCTTACAAGTGGATGTAAGGCAGTTGTAGAGCCGAATTGTAGTTGCCACGACCAAACGCCTATAGCGTGGGGTATTCAGCTTATATATAAGAAAAGATGGCTCTCACGTTATTTTCAAGAGTGTGGAATTAAGGTATATGCCGATTTGAACGTATCTCATAAGTTCATTGAGTACAATAAGATGGGAATACCAAAAGGATATAACGCTTTCTTTACCCGTGGGCTGGACGGATGGATGGAAAGTCTCAAATCTGATTTGCAAGTAGCCCAAGAAATAAGCGGACTTGAAAAGCCAAACCTCATAGTTTATGGCGGTGGGGATGAAATTCAGAAGTTTTGCCGTGAAAAGGGGCTTCTTTACGTGACTGATTTTATTAACGCTAAAAAAAGTAAGTAATGGGAAGAAATTCAAGTGGAACACGTGGAGGTTTACAGCCGGGAGATAGCAATTATCACGGGAGTGTTACAGGGGTTGAATCGTTGGCTAACATGAAAGACCCCGCTATGTATAAAGCAACCAAAGAAGCTATTTCACGCTATCACTCTGTAATGGGGGTAAGAGAAAAGAATATAAAATTGGCAACGCTTTCTATGGGAACTCTTGGTGTTCAAATGACGGCATCTAATGGAAAGTCTGTAGCTATATACCTAAACAAGAAACATTTTAATCAAGGGACAAAGGCGGTGCTTAAGCAAACGAAGTCTGGTTATGCTTCTGGATGGCATACCAAGACAAATAAGCCTCTTGCTCATACGGTAACGCATGAACTTGCACACGCAACTTGGAATAGTGGTCTTTCAGGTGCTAATCAGAAAGCCGCTGGTAAGGAGATAAATAAGTTATATAACAAATGGGCTAAGGATAAAAAGAAAACAGGTTACGGAAAGTACTCACAGACAAATGTTGATGAGTTTTGGGCTGAGACAGTTACTAAGGCAGTTCATGGCAAAGCCGACCAATACACTAATAAAGCCAAGTCTATTTGCAAGAAGTACAAACTATAACAGTATCTTTGTTGATGCTGAAATAAATAATGCAACATGAAGAAAATTGAATTATCCGCTGATGAGATTAAAGTAATCAAACAGCAATTGAACGGAGAAATTGAAGTGTGGAGTGCTGACGAATATCAGAAAGAACATCTTTCAAGTGTCATTGACAAGGCAAACGAACTCATGGAAGAGTTGGACGCTTACGAAGAATTAGAGGGCAACCTTATTCTGTGGTTCTGGAATAAATACAAATCCCAAGAGGGTATAACAGAATAATTAACCGGGTAAAGATAATCAGGTAGAGTTTTTTCTATCTGATTTTCTTTACTTTTAAAGTGTGTTTGCAGAACGCATATAAACGACAATTTAACGACGGATGGCAGGATATTTTGAGAAAGGGAATAAGGTAGGCAGACAGTTTACCAGCGAGAATCAACCTCAGAACAGAGGTAGAAAGCCGTCCGTGTATAAGTACATTAAAGATATTACTGGCAAGAAAGTATCACCCGAAATGAGTAAAGAGGATTACTACAAGGTTATCCGCTTTCTCATGGAGAGTACCCCCGAAGAGTTGGAGGGGTTGGTTACAGGAAAGGATAAAAAGCCAAACAAGAAAACTCCTATATGGGTGCTTAATATTGTGTCTGCTATAAATTCTGATATTCGTTATGGCAGGACTTCAACGGTTGAAATGTTGTTTGACCGAGTGTTTGGTAAGGCAACCCAACTGATAGAGGGTGACTTAAACGCCCAAGTGACAAACAACGGCATGGACTTATCAGCTCTCACTACAGAAGAGCTTTTACAATACAATTCACTGTTGGAAAAAATAAAAGCTGGAAGCAATGGCACGAAGTAAAGTTACAGACGTGCCTATGGCACTTGCAGTAAAGATAGAGCTTTTCAAACGTGGTTGCTTTGACTTTATCACAATAAAGGACGGTGTAAAGCATGAAAAGCAGGAAGCGGCTCTAAAGATACTTACCGACAATGAGCACGTTGAACTTTTATATGGTGGTGCTGCTGGTGGCGCAAAGTCTTGGACTGGTGCGGTTTGGTTGCTTTTTATGTGCCTTTGTTATCCCGGTTCAAAATGGTTCATAGGGCGTGCTGAGTTGAAGCGTATCACTCAATCCACACTTATTACATTTTATAAAGTCTGTAATCAGTATGGAGTTGATGATAATCTGTATAAATATAACGGTCAATATAACTACATAGAGTTTTTCAATGGTTCACGTATAGACTTACTGGATTTACAGTACAAGCCGGGCGACCCATTATATGAGCGTTACGGTTCAATCGAATATACAGGCGGTTGGATTGAAGAGGGTGGAGAAGTAAACTTCGGAGCATACGACACCCTTAAAACCCGTATCGGGCGACACCTTAACAACGAATTGGGGCTGAGGCGAAAGCTGTTTATTACTTGCAACCCTAAAAAGAACTGGATGTATGATACATTCTACAAGCCGGATAAGAAAGGGGAATTGCCCGATTATATGTACTACCTTGCTTGTCTTGTGCAAGAAAATCCATTCATTGACCCGGACTATATAGAGGGATTGAAAACCACCAAGGATAAGGTAAAGCGTGAACGCCTTTTGAAAGGTAATTGGGAATATGATGACAACCCTAATGCCTTGTGTTCCCATGATGCAATCTGTGAAATATTCGGTAATAAGATAGCCCTCAGAACGGGAACTCACTATATAACGGGTGATATTGCCCGTTTTGGTGCTGACTATGCACGTCTTGCCGTATGGGATGGATGGTATATTGTGGAACTAAAGTGTTTCCCCGTATCAAAGACAACCGACATTCAGACATGGATAACAGCCAAACAGAAAAAATATCGCATTCCTAACCATAAATGTATAGTGGATGAGGACGGTGTAGGTGGTGGAGTGGTTGATAATTGCGACATTCAAGGCTTTGTGAATAACTCTACCCCTTTCAATGGCGAGAACTACCAAAACTTGCAAACGCAATGTGGCTACAAGCTGGCAGACCATATCAACGCCTCAGAGGTTGGCATGGATGAAGATTTGATAAGTAGTGCAGACAGGGAGGAAATAATAAGGGAACTTGAACAACTTCAAACTTGGAAAGCTGATTCAGACGGTAAGCTGAAACTGAAACCCAAAGAGGAAATCAAGATGGATATTGGTTGTTCGCCCGACTGGAGAGATATGTTTCTTATGCGTTCTTGGTTCGACTATAACGAGTATGATATACCGGATGATATAGAACGCAGATTAGGTATAACCGCTTAAAAACAATAAAGCAATGGGATTATTAAACATTATTTCTAACGAGGTAAGGGCGGCTATTGGCTACCAACAAAACTTTGCCGACCTTTTGACGGCAAAGGATGTGACCCGTGCGCTTTCCATGATGAAAGCTCATGCGGAAGAAGCCGCCAACAATTTACGTGAGTATGAGGTTGATACTCACAAAGTGATGGAGCGTAAAGATAGAGCCGTTTACGATAAAAAAGGAAACTTTTTACGTTGGAGTAAGCGGTGGAAAATCCCCATCCCCTACCCCCAATTCATCAATGAAATTTCTTTGGTGTTCTTGTATGGCAGACCCGTAAAATGGCAACAACTTTCAGAGGGTACGGATGATGCGTTTCAATACTACAAGGATTTGATGGATAAAATACGATTTAACGCTAAGGTAAGGGAAGCTAAGCGTGTGGCAGGTGCTGAGGGTGTATCTGCTATCCTATACCATGTGTACCGGGATAGTGAGGGCAAACCATCCCTTTTGCTGAATGTGTTGAGCCGGAAAAACAATGATGATATTTACACAGTGAGAGACCAATACAAGCGTATTACCGCATTTGCGTGGGGTTACTATCTGACAGAAGCAGGAAACAATACCGTTTATCACGTAGATATATATACCGATGATAAGATATACTTTTCCAAGCGTGGGAAAATAGGATGGGAAGTCATGATAAAAGATAACCCGGTAGGGAAAATACCAATATTGCTATTTGAACAAACGCCCGAACACAAAGATGTTCAACCGATGATTGAACGAACCGAAATGATGGAAAGTACCGATGCTGATACAAACGACCGTTTCGCAAATCCGGCAATGGTAGCAACATCTGAAATCCTTAATAGTCTGCCAAAAGCGGAAGAGGAAGCGAAATTGTTTATCCTCAAAAGCGGTGGTGAAGTTCGCTACCTTACATGGAATGAAGCGAGCGAAAGCAAAAAGAATGAATTTGAACGGCTGGATAAGCACATTCTTTCAAAGTCTTTCACTCCTAATATTGATTTTGACAACATGAAATCTTTGGGAAATCTTTCGGCAAAGGCTATCCGTAAAGTGATGCTGCTTGCCGTTATAAAGGCAGACAGACACAAAGATAAGCATGATGAGTACATGAACCGACACGCCAACCTTATGCGTGCCATTATGGGTAATGTACTTGACTATCGCAACAAGGAGAAGTATGATGCTCTGATTTTGGGGCATGAGTTCCAAGAGCCTTTTGGGGAAGATGTAAGCGAATTGCTTGCCGACCTATCCAAGCAATATAATGACGGTGCTTTGAGCCGTGAAACCTATATAGAATTGTCCTACCTTGTGAAAGATGCGAAAACAGAAATTGAGCGGCTTAAGCAAGAAGAAACGGAGCGCATAGAGCAACAAAAGGAACTTAATAAAATGGATGTTTTTGGGGAGGCTGAATAATGGAACTGACAACGAAATTCAATCCGGGTGATATGGTTTGGACTATGTATGAGAATAAACCTCACCAATTCAAGATAGCGAAGATAGAAGTTACTGCACGACCAAGTTATAGGAATGACGGGACTATGCACCCACTACCTACCTGTACAGAATTTTATATTGAAGAGAAGAATACTCTTACAAGGAACAATCCTGTAACAGTTCGCCACGCATGGTTTAACTGTTATGCGACCAAAGAGGAACTGATTAAAAAGATAATGGAGGAATAATTATGGCAAAATTGGAAAGACAGAGTGATAAAAGGGGAATGTATATCTTTTGGTGTCCGGGTTGCAAGTGCGCACATTATATAGCAACCGCAGCAAATGATTGTGGCTTTCCCGTGTGGAATTGGAACGGTGACAATGAAAAGCCTACCATTAGCCCATCTATCAAAGTAACCTATCCAACGCCCGAAAAGATGAACATCTGCCATTCTTTTATCAAGGATGGTAAGATAGAATATCTTTCAGATTGCACTCATGAGCTGGCAGGGGAAACGGTAGATATGGTTGATTTTGATGATGTGTGATTATGGCAAAGAAGTTATTGAAATCAGAAAAAGACTACCATTGTCGGGATTGTAAACACGCTTTCGACTTTCACGAAAAGGACTACAAGGGCGAATACTTTTTGTGCAAATGCCCTTTCCATAAATGGAGTAAGTTTCTGAACCGTGATTATTGCGAACATTTCAAAATGAAGTAAAGGCATGGCAAAGTACATAGACTATAAGAAGATGCAAGCGGAACTCTTCAAGAGAACAGAGGGTTATGCTGCTAATGTCCGTATCATATACCAACAGGCTTTTGAGCAAATAATTAACTTGGTAAAGGGTACGGAGTTGGAGGATGGAAAGCCTTTCTCTTTTTCTGATTATGGATATGGTGAAGAAGTAACGCCTATTCTTCGGGATATGTACAGCCGGATTTATCAGACCATACGGGGCGGTGTAGAAAAGGAGTGGTTAACATCAAATGAGAATAACGATGCTTTGGTTAAAAGTGTGTTCGGGGAACAATCTATAGAAGATAACCATTTTGCCCGTTTCTTCATGCGCAACAAAGAGGCTATGAACGCTTTCTTTGCCCGTAAGAGTGGAGACGGTGGTTTAAACCTTTCCCAAAAGGTGTGGAAATATACGGGAATGTTCCGTGATGAGCTGGAGAATACTTTGGATTTGGCAATTGGTGAGGGAACTCCAGCGAACCGCTTGGCGGCTCAGATAAAGAAGTACCTACAAGAGCCTGATAAGTTTTACAGGCGTTTCCGTATTAAGGTAGGAGAAGATGAAAACGGGCAACCCATATATGGAAGCAAGTGGAAACGTAGGGTTTGGGATAAAGAGGCTGATTCTTATAAATGGGTAGATGATAACCCGAAGCATTACCATCCCGGGCGTGGCGTTTATCGTTCGTCAGCTCGTAACGCTCAAAGGCTGGCACGTACAGAGACAAACATAGCGTATAGAACGGCTGATTTTGAACGTTGGGCACAACTTGACTTTGTAATAGGCATTGAAATAAAGCTATCCAACAATCACCCCACAAATGATATTTGTGATGATTTGAAAGGCATTTATCCTAAAACGTTCAAGTGGGTTGGGTGGCATCCGAATTGTAGATGCTACCAAGTTCCCGTATTGGCTAAAGATACAGAAATAGATGATATGCTGGATAAGATTCTTGACGGTCAAAATCCGGCAACAGTGGAATGTGAAGAAAAGGTGAAAGAATTGCCCTCACAGTTTACAGGATGGATGGAAGATAACGCCAACAGGGTTGAGGATGCAACGGCAAAAGGAACGTTGCCCTATTTCATACGTGATAATGGGAAGTTGCTTAACCCACCGACTGCAAAAGAGATAGCAAAGCAAAGGCATGAAGCCCGGACAGAAGCACAAGAAAATGAAATCCGGCAACAGTGGAATGTAAGGAAAGCTACATACCATTACGGAAAGAATATGCTCCGTGTTATGGACGGTATCAGTGATGTTGATACGTCTTCTTTGGCTGAGGCTCTGAAACACTCCGATTTGTCCGTTATCATGGATGAAGCAAAGAAGCTGAAAAATATAGGGAAAGAAATCTATTCGCTTTCAAACATTGACAGCCCTATGGAAGTTGCTAAAATGTTCTCTTTCGCTGATGCCAAGAGCGTGAATAAGGCTGTAGGTGACAAGATACAACAGTGGGCAGGTCTTTCTTTGGAAGAGCAGGTAAAGAAGCTGAAATTTGAAGCATACGACTTCTTAGGTGGCAATATACACAATGTGCAAGGTAAATATCCAACATGGCAGGTATCACAACAAGCGTATATTAAGCAATTGGAGATTGTACAAGATAAGATAGATTGGAAAAATATAAATAGTAGTTTTGCCGACCTTTCTTCATTCAGTACGAAGTCACAGCCATATAAACAACTCGTTTCTAATCTTGATAATGCCATTAAGACCAATGATAAGACGGCAGCGCAACAGGCAATTGCGGAACTGAACATCCGTAAAGCAAAGTTGGAAGAGGCGGCAGCTAAAAGGAATGCAAAGAAAAATCAGTTAGCAAATGAAATTTCATTTGCTGATTCTGACTTAACACAAGAGAGAAAGGATTCCGCTAAATGGTTTATCCATGATAAAGATGCAAATGATTACTTCTTTGATAATGCCGTAAATATGTGGAAACTTGCAAGCCAAGATGAAAAAGCGGCAATGTACCAATACACCGCTGGAAGTAGTTACATAACAGAGCCATTACGAGGGATAAAAGGCTACTACCATTACTACACATCAAGACTTGCTGAGGCAGAAAAGCATATCGAGAGCATGACTAATTATATAGCAAGAAGTACATTAAAAGATGATTGCTGGGTTAAACGTGATGAGATAGGCGCATTTATGAATTACCGTTTCAACTTGCCTGATTTGGATGCTTTCAGGTCCGACCCGTCTAAGCTGGTTGGAAAGATTGGAACGGATGATTCTTTCATGTCGTGTGGTAATTGCAGAAACACAAACTTTGGCAGTAAACCAGTATGTCTTAACATATATTGTCCCAAAGGAACGAGAATGACTTATGCAGAACCATATTCCGCATTCGGTGGAAGCCACAATAACGGAACGAGTTGCCCGGGTAAAAATTGGAATGGTAAATCTAAACCGATTATCACAGGTGAGAATGAGATTATCCTACAGCGTGGAACTAAATTCAGAATAACAAAGGCTGAATGGAGCGCAACGCAGGGTAAGTGGTATATTGATTTGGAAGTTATAGCGCAAAATCCAAGAGCCATCAAGCAGATGGTAAGCACATCCAACGGATTCTATTGTGAGTTTTAAAGAGAAAGGGGGGATTTAGCCCCCCCCCCTTTCCATGTACTTAACCAAGTAAATGTGTTTAAATCCCTCTATGTCTATCCGTTCCATATATTTGCAGTATCTATTGAATAATACTGCTTTCAACGTTATAGGAACGCTATCATATTTCTCAAATTGGCTCAGTCCAGCATTCATGTACTCATCAATAAGCGGAGATATGCGTTTGTCTCCGGCTTCGTTTGCAAGTTCGGTTTGCTCAACCCACCATTTTTCACTGAGCCAAAACATTTGCTTATCGGCTTCTTTGAATGGGCATTTCATTTCGCCTTTGTAGAAGCGGCAAAATGATTGTAAGGTTTCTCTTATCATATTCTTTTGTTGTTTAAGTTCTCATAAAACTTTCCTACTACATTGAGCATGTCAGTAGGTAATATGTCGAATACCTTATCTGAAATTTCAGTTGGCACACCCCAAAGGGCTTCTGCCATTGAGCCGACAATAGCACCGATTGTATCACTATCACCACCGAACGAAATTGCCCTACGTATTGCATCCTCAAAAGATGTGCTTACACGCACAATCTTTAAGCATAACGGTACAGTACCTTGACACGTTTCATCAAACACACCAGCAAAATAGTTGTTCAGCATAAACATTGGATAGTAGGATTGCATAATGTTCTCAAATACTTTTTGATTGTGTGTATTCCTCAGATAATAGATAGCGTGTGCAACCGCTACAGCCCCCTTTATTCCCTCTGGATGGTTGTGCGTTACTATAGCCGTTTCTTCCGCTTCCTCCAAAGTCTCTTCCAAGCTGTCAAACGCCCATGCAACCGGGCTTACTCTCATTGCAGAGCCATTACCAAAACTGTAATATGGTTGCGGGTCATTCGCTGCTATCCAGCGTGCAAAGCTTCCTCCGTATGCCCCTTTTGGGTTCGGATAAGACCTACACCATTGGAGTAACTTTTCTTTGTAGCTTACGCCTGTATTGATTGCATCCGCTACCGCAATGGTGCAAATGGTATCATCCGTGAAAGTGCTTTCTTCCGTGAACAACTCAAAGTTGTAGTTGTCTGTATTGTTAAACTCAAAGCGTGAGCCTACAATATCGCCTATAATTGCTCCTAACATAACCCTACTATTTTTTTATATCATTAAAAATTCTGTCCGCCTATCTTTCCTCTTCTGAATCTACTTTTTCTAAAGTGGCTTTTTCCCTCTGTTCGTTTGTTTGGCATGAATGACATCATGCCTTATTATTGCTTTTCTGCCTATGTGTTCGCCATTTTTTAGAACATTCCAAAGGGTTTCTTTTGATACGCCTACTACTTCCTTTGGCAGAAGTTCATAAATAGCTGTAATGCTACCAAAATAGTAGTGACGCTTGCCGTTATACGGCTCGTTTAACTCTACATGAATTATTTTTCTTTTTTGCCTCATACTAGTGTGTTCAATAAACGCAAAATTACTACATTATATTTAATAAAACAAATAATTACTAAGTAAATCTACCATTCCGATTTATATCTCGGAATGGTTGGTTTGTTTGCTCTCTCTTTTCTGTATTTGTAACTTAACTTTTTCTGGGTCAAACTCGTAGTTATCGCAATTCTGGAAATTTCCCATCACAAGTAATAATGGGAATAAATCACCATGCTTACACCCTCTACCGTATTCGTCTGACGCTGATTTACAAGTATCGCATCTATAGATGTCTTGTACACAAGCTACGCCCATATATTTGCCTCCTTTCTCGGATGTTTTTAAACAATTGGTTTCTCTCTCTTTTTGTACACCTTTACAAAATTTACTTCTATATCAGGATTTTCACCCTCATGGATAAACTTCTCATTATAAAAGTCGATTAGCTCGTCCAAATCGGTAAAATCTCTATCTACTCCATCAATCCAGTACATCGTCTTTGGTTTCCCGTAGCTTAATCCGGTACGTGGAGTAAGAGTTTCAGCAGAGATTTTATTTTCATCATCTCTATACTGCATAATACCACCTCCCTGAAAATCCATGCAACAGACACATTTGAGTTGCAAATCATCTCTTGTTATCATATTCATTTCTTATTCAGTTTTACGTTAAACGAACCTCAGCAGGGTGCAACTCTGTTTAGTTCACGGATTCCCGCCGTGCCTGCCTCTTGGTTCGTTATTCTTTTAGTTCTTCGTTAATATATTTCCATTCATATACAACCCTATCATCATCTTGCTTCCATTTATTCGGTCTATTCTCACCCCAAAAATCTACATAGTATATTGCCTTACCATAGGATTGATAATCAGGGCTAATCATTCTGCGTAGAATATAAGAGTTTGGCTTTGGATGTTCATCTTTGAAATTGCGCCACGGATTTTGTTTTGCATTCCATTCTACGCCAGCCTTGAATGCTCGTAATGATATATGTCTTGCTAATGCTGTGACGGCTATACACTCGTGCTTATCGTAAGCAAATTCCGCATCTTCTTTATACGTGCTTTCACTCCAATGAATACAAGCCGCTTGTTCAATTGTCTGCTTCATATTTGACTTGTTTATGTTAAGTGTTTCTATATATCCCATTTTTTCAAGAAGTTGGTTAAATTCCTCCTTGGTTTGGTTATTCGGTACAAACCTGTCAATTACTTCTTGAAATGGTTTCAAGTAATGTTCAATGGTATATTTAGCCTCTTGTTCGGCTTCTTGTTTATTTCTTCCATATATGCCCATCTGAACATCACTTACATAATCATTGAATGTCATGTTGTAATGTGTTACCGTATCTACTACTGTACTAAAACGGCAATACAACCCATTGGGCTGTTTGGCTATGAATGCTGCCATAATATCTAAATTTTATAATTTTGATAGCCATTGTTCATAAACTTGTGTAGCCACTTGCGCCATCATAACAGGTGGAACACTCATGCCACAAATATAGTGTGGCGATAATCCGCAAAAATCGTAGTCCTGTGGGAACGTTGATATATTGCATACCTCAGACTGTGATAAATATATTGGCTTTGCAAATGGAATCGTTGAATCAACGTGAGCTGTTAAAGTATAGCTTACTTTATCTTCGTACAAATACTGTTGATTAAAAAAGCCTCTTTTGCCTGTAACACTGTAATATGCTCTTGACATATCAATATCACCCACCTTTCTAAGTTCAAAAAGTTCTTTCATTTTCTTCCCAAATGGTTTTCCTTTGTAGTCAGCAAACTCACCATAGTATATTCCCGGCTCGTTAAAGTTCATATCTATGTGAGGTTCTACATTAAAGAGGTCTGACACTCTTAAAAAGTTCAATCCTAAATCATGCCTGATGCACACAAAGAAAACTCTATTTCTCATTTGTGGAACACCCATTTTTGAGCCATCCAATAGAAAATGTTGGCAATAGTACCCGGCATCCTCAAAATCCTTGTATATGCGCCTAACATAGTCTATTGCATTGCCCATGAGCAAACCTTTTACGTTCTCTGCTATTACAACCTTTGGTTGCAGTACTTTCGCCAAAGCTATAAAGTCAAAGAAAAGCGTATCAAGTACCTGTTTGTTTTGCCCCTCCCTGAACCTCTTTTCTTTTCCCCAATCCTTTTCACGGTTGCCAGATATGGAGAATGTGGAGCATGGCGGTGAACCGTCCAGAATATCCAAGTTGTATAATTCGGGCGGTAGCTCTCTCTCTCATTTCTCTTATATCCTCTAAAAAATTGAAGCGTGGAGCGTGATTTGCTACATAAACCCTATTTACTTTAGGGTCTATCTCATTGCACCCTATGACATCAAATCCAGCTAATTTATAGCCCATAGTAGAACCACCTCCACAGGCAAAGCAAGAGAATACTTTTCCTTTGTCCTTTGTGAAGTTAGCCTCTGACAACCTCCAATTATAAGGGAACTTATGTATTTCCATTGTTTTCATCCGTATTTTTTATCTTTTCAACTCTTCTGGAAATTCGTTAAAACGCCTTACTATCTCTTCGCACAGAACATTTGAACTTTCTACGTCACCAAGATGAATATTTGCAATACACATATTCATTCCATCTTTAATACACAAGCCAGCATCTATTTCATCTGGTCCGAATTGTCGTTTTCCTCTTGCAGGAATACATAACAGTTCCATTGTTTTAGTTTCAAGTTCTCCGCTTGCATACTGCCATTTCAATTTTATATTCATAATGTACTCCTTTCTGGTATCAACTTATAAGTAGTGGCTCTCCTTAGAAAGCTCTCTTTAACCTCCTTGATAATCTCTTTATGAGTTGGCGAACTTGGGCGAATGCCAAAGTTTATTGTGCCTATTCTCTTACCTTTTTTATCGAATACTACAAATACATACTCTCTCATTTTTTCGCCTCCTTTCTTGCTTTGTGAACGCCCTGAACGTAACCACGCTCAACACGTCTAACATCATTGTACTTGGCTTGCGCTGCTGATTCAATCACGTGTGGTTTTTCATTACCAACCCAATGAGCATCCGGGTGTTCCTCCTTGATTGCTGCTAAAATTGCATCTTTCAATATTCCCATGATTCCTAAATTTACTTGGTTATTACTGTAATAAACTGGCACTTTGCCCAAAGCATAAAATCATTGCTGCTTATGTACTTTTGATTTTGGGCTTCAATGGCTTTAGCTTGCTTTTCGCTAATCTCTTTGCCTTGCAAATAATATCTTTTCATACGGTGTTGCATTGTGGTAGCCCATAGACTACCGATTAAACTTATAACTTACTCTCTTTTAGCCATTGCAGATAAACTCTACCACAGATAGCCTCATTACTTTCAAACATCCCGGCATAAGTATATATTGTTTGTTGGGGCTTGCCATTAGTAGGTTTTATAATGACCTCATACTCATCTAATGCGCATGGGTTATATGTTATTCTCTTGCAATCAACTATTACATTGTGATACTCTTTCATAATCTTTCTATGTTGCGTAGGGCTTTCGCCCTACAGGTTATCACTTTCTTAAAATTTCGTCTAATAATTCCTTATCTGCATCCCAAAGGTTGTACCCTTTAGCGATTTTTCTTCTGATATACTCCCTTTCTCCAATCATAGCGATTGCTTTTTCTCTTAAATCTGATGCGCTCCACTTCTCAGCTTGTTCAATAAGGAAGTTTGCAAGGCATTTGCGTTCTTCGTAAAGTTCACGGGCTAACACCGTCTTTCGCTCTATCTCTTTTAAAGCTGCTGGATTTTTCATCCACAACTTACAAAAAGCGTCTTTGTCAAGTTCTGTATTCATGTAGCACTCTTCTACTTCTGTGTAACCGTCAGCCGATAACTTTAAGCCCGTTCTTTCTTCAAATTCTTTCTGTGTCATATCTGAATGTATTTAGTTTTATATTCTTTTCATGTAATTATTTTGATTACGTTGCAAATATAGGCTATATATTCAATATCTGTCTCTTA